ACGGCATAGTGCTCCATGATTTCGCAGGCTTGGTCTATGTTCATATTACTTTTTAAATGATACGCCAGTTGTACCGCCCACAACACCGCCTAAGACCAGCGACGCCATCCAAGTTTCAACTGTCACGGGTATTGCCAAGGCAGGAAACAAGGTGTTCAAGGACCAAATGGTTGCAATTGGTGCAAGTATAACCAGCAATAACACAAACGCCACGATAAGAAAAACTTTACTCATATGTCTCTCCAATTAATCTAAACGGCTACCAGCGTAGGCTGTGAATCCGTATTTCTTAAACACGTCAGCTGCCGCTTGGGCACCTGCTTCTAAGGTGTCAACATTCTGCACATACATTTCGGCCGGATTCCAAATTTGGAAAGCGCCTGAATAACTTTTCTTGACACCGGCTTCTTTGAAAGCCCGCCCCAGTTTGGTATTGCCCTTGACACCAAAAATGTCAACCCAGGCAAAGCCGCAAGCATACTGATCACGACCACCTAGTTTTTCTTGGAAGAACTGTTCAGCGGCTTCACGAGCAGCTTGTTTGGCTTCGGCTACGATTGCATCAACTTTGATACCGTTAACTGTAACTGACATTTCGGACTCCTTTTTAGTTTCTATACAAGTATTATAGCAAAATGGACTTTTCTGGTCAACCGTTTTTATGCGGCTTCCAACATGCTGGCTGGCACTTTCCACAAGCCAGATGGAGTGCGAACTGTGACAAACTTGATGGCAATTTTGGTCACATCACCCACCATAACCTTGCCAGTTCGACTAGATGTAAACTTGACCATTTGGCCGGGCTTGATTGAATTCTTCACGTCTTTGGCCAATCGGGCTCGTGCCCACTTGACAGCATCAATCATGCTGGCCAGTTCTACATTGGTCCAAGTGTTGAACATGATTGCTTGATTAACTTCTTGAATGGTTTTCATTCTGGGCTCCTTTTTAGTTTCTATACAAGTATTATAACCGATTTGGAATTAATGGTCAACCGCTCTTTTTTAGGGCAAAAAAGGTAGCATCTGCGCTGTTGCGAAAATACAACACCAGGCGCATCTCTGCCTTGCGAGCTTTTTTAGCCCATTCAGGGCTGTCCAGCAGACGATAGAACCAGCGGCGGTCTGCTTGGGTGCCACCTGGGCCAAACAGTTCAGTGGCCAGCTCAACGTCATCGTTGCGTACCGTCCAAACGCCACAGTTGATTCTAGTGTTTTTCATGCAGGGTTTGTTTCCTCTACTGCTTCAAGTGCTTCTGCCAATGGTGTTAACCGATTGCTCAAGGCTGTCGAGCCGTAAGTGTCACCCACGTACCATACACCATCTTTCATCACATAGTAAAACTCAGCACCGCAACCTTTGGTACGGTCCAAGAAGTCTTCAAACGTATGATCTACCGACCAAGTGCATTCTGTTTCGCCGCGATCGCGTCCGTAGAAGGTACACATGCCACCATAACGCTTTTCAAATTCGTCTGAAGTAAGTTCGTCACAATCAAATGGGCTGAACTTATGCTTCTCACCAATCTCAGGGCGTAGGCTACTCAAGTCGCCCAGGGCTACCAATTCATTGGCTTTGCTTGAGTCATAGTGATCGAGCAAGATGCGACCATTGTGATCTAGATAACCGTCCCAATGACAATAAACTGATTTACAGACTTCACCATGCATGACAGCAATACGACTACGAGTTCCCATGTTTATTCCTTTGTATCAATGATTATTCAATTACTACGACTCGGCGGACATTTTCTTCAGGATTACCTGACTCTTCGTCCAAATCCACATCATCTTCCTCTACAATCTTGTCCATGCGGTGGTATTCACTGTAGGCCACAAGAGCTTGCTCAACACGGCTTACTCTAGGAGCCACTTCAGTGCGCCAATGGTCGCCATAGTTGTAGGAGAAATGCACTTCGGCTTCAGGGTCCATATAACCCAGGGATTCAATAAGATCTCGAACTTTCATATTACATGCTCCAAAAAGATTCGCTAGCGGGTGAGCAGAAGTAAGGAGTATCGTAGCGTTCCTGAAACTCTTTACCATTCATCATGTTCTTTTGAACCACAAATGTTTCAAACACTTCAACCGTGAAGCCCAATTTGCGTTTGGCTTCTGCGACAGTGTTGATGTAGTCTTTGGTGCTGGGAGCAAAATCCTGCTTGGCATACAAACGACGTCCTGCTTTGACTCGCTTGTCGGCCTTATAAATTTCCAATGTGTATTCTGTAAGTTTAGACATCATCTGCTCCTTTTTAGTTTCTATACAAGTATTATAACCGAAATGGGTTTTTTGGTCAACCAAATCAGTGGCTGTTCAGAGCCGGCGCATATTCGCGTATCAGCTCGCGTTCACGTGCATGGGCCGGCTTGCGACCACGCACTTTTTCAACAAATTCAACGGCATGCATTTCAGGACCAAATTCGCGGATACTGTTGCACAAAGCCCACACTTTACCTTCGGTCAATGCACGACGAATGTGCTTCTGAAAACGCACTTTCAGGGCTCGGTTTACGCTACCTGAGCACACGGTAATACCAATGTAGTAATCGCCTGTAACCAAGTTGGTTATGGTATAAACAGCATGGTTGCTGTCTTGACGGCGTTTTCGGGTTTGTTTTTTAACTTCCATACCATTATTATAGCAAATGGAGCATTTTGGGTCAACCGTTTTAATCCCGCTAAGTTAGTGGGCACTGACCACAAAAAAACCCTACTTTTTGTAGGGTTTTTAGGTGTTGTTTTTCAGCAACAGATCAGCTGTTTAGCACTTTTGCAACAGAATTAATTACTGCCGCAATACGCCCGATATCGCGTAACTGCTCTACAGAGTAGCCTTCTTTTTTCAGTGTTTCATAATGAGCTTTTACACAGAAGTGACACTTGCCCACAATCGAAGCTGCCAAACTAAATGCTTCAAAGTTTGACTTGGTAGTTCCACCGTGACTTGCGATCGCATTCATGCGTAACTGTGCTGGTAAACCTTTAAGAGCAGGATCATCGGCCATCTCAACATATGGGTACCAACTGTTTGTCATTGCCATCAGGCTTGCCGCCGTTAGTGCGGCATCACGAACAACCGCTTGTTCTTCTGTAAAATTACTACTAATAAATGTAACTAACTTTCCATTGCCTGTGGCAAACGCCGCCGCTAAGGCACAAGCATTGGCAACTTCATCTATCAAGGTACTTCTTTTAATAACCGAATCCAGATTTAATTTAATATCTTTTGCGTATTCTGGTAACGCTTCTTTAATTTGATCTACCCAACTCATTACATTATTCTGTGCCATTACAGTGTCTCGCCACCAACGGTACGGTTACAAGCGCACAATTCTCCAGTTTGCAATGCGTCAAGAACACGCAGAGTTTCTTCTGGGCTACGGCCAACGTTCAAGTTGTTGACAGTAACGTGTTGAATAACGTTGTCTGGGTCAACGATAAATGTTGCACGAAGAGCCGCACCTGCTGGAGCATAGAACACACCGAGTTGTTCAATCAAGCTCAGGTTGTCGCCAGTTTCTGGATTGTATCGCTGTGTGTCAGCAAATTGTGTATGGGTAATTTTCTTCAAATCGGCGTGGGCATTTTGCCAGCTAACTTTACAGAACTCATTGTCTGTTGAACCTGTTAGCAATACTGCATCACGGTCAGCAAAGTCACCTGCTAGTTTGTCATAGGCTACAATTTCTGTAGGACAAACGAATGTAAAGTCTTTTGGATAGTAAACGATAACTTTCCATTTGCCAGCAAAGCTCTCATCTGTAATGTCGAAGAAAGCGTCTTCTGGTTGTCCTGGCTTAACACCAGTAACTACGAATTTTTCTAATTTATGTCCTACGGTTTTCATAATATTTCCTTTAAAGTTTGTTTGATATCTTGGTGTTTGACGACAATAAAATTCTTTACTTCGCCATTGATTCGGATCGGTAAATCCAACTGAACTGTTATTTCTGGGCCGGCTAAACTGACCACTCGATCGTTTCCAACTGTGCCTACAAAAGGAATGTTGTTGAATCGTCCAAACACTCGATCGCCAATTGAGTATTTAGATTGGTAACCTATACGG